GGAAACCTTGGAATCTCGCACTGGTTGATCTTACTAAACCCTGTCCCACGTTCAGCACCGCCATCCTCAAAGAGTGCGCTGATGCTTACTTCAATGACGTTCAATCCCTTTTGGGAGACAAACTCAATGAATTGCAAGTGTACACGTTGGGAGTGGCACTCAATGGGGCTGAAGGTGTGAGCTTTGTCAATAAGCTCAATTTCAATACTAGTGCAGGCAACCCATTCAAGTGTGGAAAGAAGGAATTCATCACTTTTGACGAAAACAACCACGTCGCTCATTTGGATCCAATCATTGCCGATCGCATTCGTGATGTGGAAGCGTGCTATGCTAATGGCCAGAGATATCACCCAGTATTCTGTGGCCATCTCAAGGATGAAGCTACAAAGACAAAGAAAATCCTTGCTGGCAAGACACGTGTCTTCACGGGAGGAGAATTCGGATGGTCTGTGGTGGTACGCCGCTACCTGCTCTCGCACATTCGCTTGATGCAGAACAACCCATACGTTTTCGAATCCATGCCTGGTGTTGTTGCGCAGTCCCGTGAATGGGATCAACTACACGGTTATCTCACCAAGTTTGGTCCCCACAAGATTGTCGCAGGCGATTATGGCAAATTTGACAAGCGCATGACTGCACCATTCATTTTGGCTGCATTCGATGTGCTGGTACAGATGTCTCGTGCTGCTGGATGGTCTGAAGGGGACCTGATGTATATCCGTTGCATCGCCCAGGATGTTGCTTTTCCGGCAATTGACTTCAATGGTGATTTGATGGAATTCCAATGTAACCCCTCAGGACACCCCCTCACTGTCGTGATCAATTGTATAGTCAACTGTCTGTACATGCGATATGCATTCCGATTGTGTGCGAACAAGCCACTATCAGAGTTCAAGCAACACGTCAATCTTGCGACCTATGGTGATGACAACATCATGGGGGTTTCTGATGACTGCCCCAACTTTCACCACACACGCATTGCCACGGCGATGTCACTGATTGGTGTGGAGTACACCATGGCAGAAAAGGAAGCAGTGAGCGTTCCCTACATTCACATTAAGGACGCTTCATTTTTGAAGCGCAAATTTGTGTT